AAGAGAGGTCGTTCATTATAACAACCTCAGCGGATGTTAAAGTTAAACCAACACCAGCGGCTTTTAAATTCCCAACAAACACTTTAATTTTTTCATCATTTTGAAAAGAGTCAACCGCTTGTTGACGAACAGAATTAGAACAACTACCATCAAGATACACCGCTTGTTTTCCAAAATGTTGATATATTGTTTGTAATGTATCGGTAAAGTTGGTGAATATAATAACCTTTTTTCCTTGGTCCAAAATGTTCTCAACAAACTCAATAGTTTGAGTTGTTTTTTCGTTTGCAATAACTTTTCTAACTTTCATCAATTTAGAAAACTGAACTGTAAGGGATGATGACTCTTCAGGATTTTTATCATACCAATCGTAATATTCACCCATAAGATTTTCATACTCTTTTGATCTTAACCTTAGATAAATTGGTGTAATGATTTTATCAGGTAAATCTAAAACTTCTTCCTTAAGTCTTCTAAGAATTTGTTTTGATGTTCGATCTCTTAATTCTTCTAAGTTAGATGCTCCTGAGACATTCCAAACTTTCCTTTTACCTGCCATAAATTGATAACCTTGACAGTAACGAATCGCATATGCCTTCCAATTTTGTGCTACTGGACTTTCAATTAAATTTAATAAATTGTAATAATTCATTGGACGGGAGGTCATTGGAGTTCCTGTTAGTAACCAAACCCTGTCAATTTTTTTTGCAAAATTATTTATGATTTTAGTTCTTTGAGCTTGAACATTCGAAATCATGTGAGCCTCATCTAAAATTAAAAGATCAAAATTTGATTGTAGTAATAAAGACTCATCTTTTTTCTTTGGGTCCGTATCGTGAAAGTTTTTTAAAATATCATAATTAACAATAACAAAGTCGTCATCAGTAGAAAACTTTTTACCTTCAGCAATAAAAACTGAACGATTAGAATAATTTGCAATTTCTCTTTGCCAATTAATTTTTAAAGAAGCGGGACAAACAATTAAGATTTTTTTAGCACCCGTTTCTAAAGCCGCAAGAATTGTGGATGTTGTTTTACCCAACCCCATATCGTCAGCCAAAATATATCTTTTAGAACCCGCTAACTTTTCGATCGCGATTTTCTGATGATCAAGCGGAGGACGATGAGAATACTTCGAGTAATCAATAGAAACAGATTGGACATTGTGTGTTTTAATTAATGCTGATTTAGGAATCCAAAATTCTGATAAAAAATCTTTATCAAAGAACTTACCCCAAATATGATAAGATTTTTCTTTTTCTACAAGTAATTTCTCAATATAAATTTTTTCAGGGGTTTGTAACAAATATTTTTCTTCTGCAAACTTTTTTGCGAAGTATGTATCAAGGTCTACCCATTTTCTGGCAACCTTTGGTGCGGTGTCATAATAGTTTACGATATAGTCGGCTTGAGTTCTTGTTGGGTAAAACTTTTTTGATGATTCTTTTTTTTGTTTTAAAAACAATATATAGTTATTTGCACCACTATACGAATCAAGTAGTTCAATTGCCTTGTGTTCAACTAAAGAAGAGGTACTATCCAAATTTACTCTTTTTTTAAAAATAACAATAAAATAAATATTTATCAATAAAACACACAAATGAGAAGTAATGTTCCTATATCGAGATTAGGTAAATTTTTTGGCGATAGAGATTTTGAGTTAGAAATAGAAATGGGTCAAGAATGGCTAATTGGTGACATGAATTTTACTTGTGTTTTATATAAAGTGGATAAAATCAAAATAAAAACTGATGATGTTTATGGTGAAGTAATTGAAGATGGTGTAAAATTTTTACCTCCCGTTGAATTCAATGCACAAATCACTGTTGCGGCTCCTGAAAACAAAATGATTGGTACAACAAGAATGGATCAGTTTGAACCAGGTAATATCACTATTTCGGTATATTTGAAAACATTAGATAATTTAGGTATTGATATAGATTTTGGTGATTATGTGGGGTATTATGATAGTGAAAATTTTGTAAGATATTACACTGTAGTAAATGATGGCCGTGTAATTTCAGATACAAAACATACATATAAAGGTTTTAAACCATTTTATAGAACAATAATCGCGGCTCCTGTCGGACCAAATGAATTTAGAGGAATATAATGGCACTACCTAAAAGTCACCCTGTTAAACCTTCGATACCTTTGACTTATTCAAAAACCCTTCTTCCAAGAAGAGAACAGATCAAAGATATGATTACTAAAGATGGGACTTACCTTCCAAAATCTTTACTTCATGCAGATTTAGACAAAGGGTTTTTAGAGTTTGTTAAAGAAAAATTTAAAATTGTATCTGAAGGTAAAACCGTTCCTGTTGTTGATATTATTATTACAACACAAAACTGGTCACAATTTGTTGAGACATGGGATTTTCAAAACATAGATAAAAACATTGAGCCACCTTTTTTAACAATCATAAGGAATCCCGAAGTAAAATATGGTAATAATCCTGCGGTTATGTATAACATACCAAATAGAAGGATGTATTATTATATGGAAGTACCTACATGGGATGGAAATAGAAAAGGGGCCGACATATACAAAATACCACAACCTGTACCTGCCGATTTTAAATACACGGTAGCAATAGTTTGTAATAGAATGAGAGAAGTTAATACTCTAAATCAAAGAGTTTTAGAAACTTTTGCTTCAAGACAGGCATACCAAGTTATCAATGGTCATTATATTCCCATAGTAAATGATAGTTTTAGTGACGAATCTGTTTTAGATTTAGAAAAAAGAAAATATTATGTTCAAAAATATGAGTTCACTATGATGGGATTTTTAATTGATGAAAATGAATTTGAGGTTTTCCCTGCATTGTCAAGAACATTACAACTATATGAAGTTGACCTTAGAACCCCTAAAAGAAAACAAAAAAGACAACAACCTGTAGAACCTGAAAAAATAATCTTTTCGTACCCAAACAGTGCAACAACTTATCAAATACATTTTGATTACACTTGTAATTTAAATTTTGAAGACTCTACAAACATAGGGTCTTATTCTGTTTACATTAATAATGATTATTATGGGGATGATGTTACATTGATACTATAAGAATTGATATTGTTATAGTGATATATAACCAAGAACCCAAATTAGTTTTTTCTCAAAAATTAATTTAGTTTTCACCGTAAATATCTTTTTTTTCTTGACATTTTTCCAAAATTAATGATTCCAAAAAACGGTACATTTTAATCCCTCTTTTATCACAATATTTTTTAAGTACATCATGAACTGATGAGTCAATTTTTAAATTTTTTATCTTTTTAATATCTTTAGACATGTAGGTAGAAAAAAGGCAGAATTAAATCTTACCAAAATATAAATAGTTTAACTATTGTAAAGTTTTTAGTGTTTAATGAAGTATTTATAGAAAAAATAAAATAAATAAAAAGTATTATTTAATATGGCAACTAATAGTAAAGTTTTTGTTTCGCCAGGAGTATATACCTCAGAAGTTGATTTAAGTTTCGTAGCACAAAGTGTCGGAGTAACAACTTTGGGTATTGTTGGGGAAACTTTAATAGGTCCGGCTTTCGAACCAATTTTTATAACAAATTATGACGAATACCAAGTTGTATTTGGTGGGACATCTCCTGAAAAATTTGTAAATACACAGATACCAAAATATGAGGCCTCTTATATTGCAAAGGCATATTTACAACAATCAAATCAATTATTTGTTACAAGAATTCTTGGTTTGTCGGGATATGATGCAGGTCCATCATGGTCAATCGCAACTGTTGCAAATGTTGACCCATCAACTATAGGTGTATATTGTTTGAGTGCATATACTGATGTTACTACTTGTCAAATTGTTTGTGCTGTTCCTAAAGAGTTAACATTTTTTGTAGACTTTACAGGTTGTACAAATGACACATCTTCAATAGTTTATGGTAATGATTTCCCTGATGAAATTAATAATATCATAAATAATCAATATGAGCAATACGATGGAAGTACTTCTACTTTGGATCAACAAATCAGAGATCTAATTTTCAATGTAATATCTAGTTCAAATCCGTCTACCGCCGAATCTGAGCAAATTGCTTACTTTGGTTCAATTGACACAAATGATTATAACACACTTACATCAAATGGTTGGACAGCAGCAACAAATGTTTTCCAAGTTCCATCAGTATCTATAAATGATACAGACTTGAATTCTCCTTTGAATGATTCTTGGTATTATGCATTATTTCAAAATATTGGAAACTACGAATACTCTGGTTTTTCATTCTACAACTATGTGACTGGGGTTACTGAAATTATTACGGCAACAACAACTACAAGTACATCCACAACAACAACCACAACTAATCCTTGTGTTACACCTGTTCCTACAACAACTACAACAACAACGACTGTAAAACCTACCAAATGTTATTATGGTACTGTAGTTGGTACTCTATATTATTATACAGGTAATTCATACAGTGACTACGATAATGTTGTTGTTGGTACTTTAAGATCAAGAGGTATATCGACTTATACAACTTCAACAAACCCAACATACTCAGTAACTGGTTTAACAAATGTTTCATTTAACATGACAGGACAGTATTCGGGTGTGTTAACTAACCCTTTCGCAACTTTTGGGGTTAATGTCACAGATAGATTTGGTACTCCATTTACTTTTGAGACTTCGTTCTCTCAAAGTGATCCTGAGTATTGGTCAAAAGTTTTTGGTATAACTAACTTCCAAAAACCTAGAATTGAAGTTCCATTATTCGCAGAAGAAAATTTCCAATCTTGGTTAAACTATTCTTGGAAAAAAGGTTACATTAGAGGTTTGAATCCTGACATCATTGCACTTGATTCAGCACAAAGTGGAGCTTTCGATTCAATTGGTTGGTATTTAGACAAATGGCAAACACCAGTTTCTCCATATGTTGTTTCCGAACTTAGAGGTAACAAAGTATATGATTTATTTAGATTCTACACAGTTTCTGATGGGGACGCAGCAAACACACTTGTGAAGATTTCAATTATAAATCAATCATGGAGTAATTTAACATTTGACATTTTGATTAGAGATTACTTTGATACAGATGCAAATCCAGTTGTGTTAGAAAAATACACAAACTGTGGTATGGATCCTGGACAAAATAATTTCGTAGGAAATAAGATTGGTACTTTAGATGGTGAGTACGCATTAAATTCGGCTTATGTAATGGTAGAGATGTCTGAAGACGCCCCAATTGATGCACTACCTTGTGGATTCAACGGATTTAACTTTAGACTTTATGACAACGCACAATCACCATTCCCAATAATAAAAGGTAAATACGACTACCCAGGTGAACCAATTTGGAATCCTCCATTTGCACTTTCATCAGGAGCGATAGGTAGTACAATTAGTAGTGGAGATAATGTTAGAAGAACATACTTAGGTATTTCTAATTCAACAGGATGGGATCCATCATATTTCGAGTATGTGGGTAAACGAAACACAAACAATTCTTGTGATATCGAATCTATTCCTTGGAATTACAGATCAGCAGGTTTCCATATGGATGTAAATGCAAGTGGTTTAACAATCGGACCTGAGTTTTCAACAAGTGGAGATCCAAGATTTATCTGTGGTAACTCATCATTCTTAACTGAACCTGAATCACCAACAAATGTCTATTATAGATTATACGCTCGTAAATTTACCTTCTTAGTACAAGGTGGATTTGATGGGTGGGATATCTACAGAGAATGGAGAACAAACGGAGATAACTTTGTGATTGGTAGATCAGGTTTCTTAAGAGGAGCATGTCCGTCAACAAGATACCCACAAGCAACAGGATGGGGAGCATTTAAAGAAATTTCTTTAGGTGACGGAACTGAAGACTTTGCAAATACTGACTATTACGCATATCTATTAGGTCAACAAACCTTCGCAAACCCTGAAGCAACTAACATTAATGTATTTGTTACACCTGGTATAGACTATGTTAACAACAGTAATCTTGTTGAAGCTGCGGTTGAGATGATCGAATTTAATAGAGCTGACTCATTATATATTTGTACTACTCCTGACTACGATATGTTCTTACCTTCAACAACAGTAATAGACGGATTTATCTACCCAACTGAAGCAGTAAATAACTTAGAAGATACAGGAATTGACTCTAACTATACCGCAACTTACTATCCGTGGGTATTAACAAGAGATAGTGTAAATAATACACAAATCTACATCCCACCGACAGCTGAAGTAACAAGAAACTTGGCGTTAACTGATAACATCGCATTCCCTTGGTTCGCGGCGGCAGGTTACACTCGTGGTATTGTTAACTGTATCAAGGCTCGTAAGAAGTTGACACAAGAAGATAGAGACATTCTATATGTAGGTAGAATTAACCCAATCGCGACCTTCTCTGATGTTGGTACTGTTATTTGGGGTAACAAAACTCTACAAGTAAGAGAATCGGCTCTTGACAGAATCAATGTTAGAAGATTGTTACTACAAGCTCGTAAATTAATTTCCGCAGTATCTGTAAGATTATTGTTTGAACAAAACGACGCACAAGTAAGACAAGACTTCTTAAACGCTGTCAACCCAATCTTAGACTCAATAAGAAGAGACCGTGGTTTATATGATTTCCGAGTAACAGTTTCATCAAGTCCTGAGGATTTAGATAGAAACCAAATGACAGGTAAGATTTATATTAAACCAACAAGATCTCTTGAATTTATAGACATTACATTCTACATCACTCCAACAGGAGCATCGTTTGAGAATATTTAATGTGGTTAATAAACAAAATAAGGGGGACATTAGTCCCCTTTTTTTATTTATGTAATATTTATTATTATGAACTACAAAAATTTAGTTAGACAAATCATATCTGAGATCATACAAGATCAGATGACACCTACAATGAAGTATTATGCTTTTGACTGGGATGATAATTTAATGTATATGCCAACTTCTATTCGTTTGACAGACGATGAAGGTAATACAGTTGGTATGACCACAAGAGATTTTGCCGAGTATAGAGATTTGGTTGGTAAAGAACCTTTCGAATATGAAGGTCACACTATAGTCGGACCCGCAAAAGACGCTTACATAGAATTTGGGGTAACATACGACAAACAATTTTTAATTGATGCTATGAAATCACCGACTGGTCCTGCATGGAGCGATTTTGTTGAGGCGGTAAATAACGGGTCTATTTTTGCGATAATCACCGCAAGAGGTCATACACCAAGTATCCTAAAACAAGCGGTTTACAACCTAATTCAAAAAAATATGCACGGTTTAAATAAAGAAGAACTGGTTAAAAATCTTAGAAAGTATAGAGATATTTCTGATGAAGAAGATTTAACAGATAACGAACTTATTAAAGTTTATTTAGGAATGTGTAAGTGGCATCCTGTGAGTTACGGAGAAGGTTCGGCCGCTAAACCTGAAAAGTTAAAGGTTAGTGCAATGAAACAATTTATGGAGTATGTTAAAAATTTATCTCAAAGATTACAAGAGAAGGCATTTATGAAAAACAAAATTTCAAATTACTTTACACCTTATATTGGATTTTCAGATGACGACTTAAAGAATGTAGAAACAATGAAGAAACATTTTGATGATGAATCTGGTCTAGAAATTTATCATACTGGAGGAGGAAAAAAAACTAAATTCTAGTTAAAAACCGGTCTAGTTAAGATATAACTTGAAAAATTATTGAAGTAAATAGAAAAATTTTTATTTCATAGTATTTATAATAAAAATAAAAACAAAAAATTAAACTTTAAGATATGGCTGATTTGTTAATGAAAATGCCGATTCCCTACGAACCGAAAAGACAGAACCGTTGGATCCTTCGTTTTCCGTCTTCTTTAGGAATCAACGAATGGTATGTAGAAACAACATCTAGACCCAAATTGACAATCGGGGCTACAGAGATACAATTTTTAAACACCTCAACATATGTGGCGGGTAGATTTACTTGGGGAGAACTTCCAGTTACTTTCCGAGATCCTATTGGTCCTTCGGCATCACAAGCTGTTATGGAGTGGATTCGTTTGTGTGCTGAATCCGTAACAGGTCGTATGGGTTACGCTGCGGGTTACAAAAAAAATGTTGACTTAGAAATGTTAGACCCTACAGGAGTTGTTGTGGAAAAGTGGATTTTAGAAGGAACATTTTTGACAGGTTATGATGGAGGTTCTTTATCCTACTCACAAGACGGTATTGCAAATATTACTTGTAATATGAGAATGGACCGTTGTATATTAGTTTACTAATTATAAATTCAATTTATTTAAGACCTATTTACTTTACTAGTAGTAGGTCTTTTTTATTTTTATATAAAACTAATTTATACTATGGAACAAGATGTTTATCAGGCAGGACAAGCCGAATTTAATTTACCACACGACATCATTCAATTACCAAGTCAAGGTATATTCTACAAATCAAAAAAGAAATCTATAAAAGTAGGTTACCTTACAGCATCTGACGAAAATATATTGGCAAATGCAGATTCAAAAAAAAGTATTCAAGAAAGTATTGTTATTCCATTACTTAGACAAAAAATATACGAAAGAGATTTAAGACCTGAAGAAATGTTAGATGGTGACATTGAAGCTATTTTAATTTTTCTAAGAAACACATCGTTTGGTCCTGAGTACACTGTCACAACAATTGATCCGGCAACTGACCAAAGATTCCAAGCAACAGTTCTTCTTGACGAGTTAAACTACAAAAAAACTAATGTACAACCTAATGAAGATGGTTTATTTGAGACAGTACTACCTGTTTCTAAAAAAATGGTTAAGTTAAAACTTCTAACACTAAAAGATAAACTTGATATAGAAAACTTAATAGATTCATACCCTTCTGAAAGAACCGCTCCTGTTGTTACATCTAGAATTAACAAACATATTGTTTCTTTAGATGGTCAAGAAGATAGATTGGTAATATCTACTTTTGTGGAAAAAATGCCGATTGGAGATTCAAAATTTATTAGAAGATTTTTGGTCGATAATGAACCAAGATTAGACCTAAAAAAAGAAGTAAAAACCCCGTCAGGAGAAAAGGTTGTCGTAGACATTGCCTTTGGGGTGGAATTTTTTCGGCCTTTCCTATCAATATAAGACAACACTCTTAGACGAATTTTTTTATTTTTCTAGAATTTTCAGAACTCAATATTCAGAGTTTATGAACATGCCGACATATGTACGAAAGTACTTGATAAATAAATATTTAGAAGAAACCAAAAAAACATGATTAAATATTTATTAAAAAAA